CTTGATGGGGTGGTTGTAGGACAGACGGATCTGCTTGGTTTGACCACGGGCGGCGAGGGAGTCCGTGCCGGTGTGCTGGAGCTGCTCGATGAGGTACTCGTGACCCTTCTGGGCGAAGCGGCGGCGCTCCTCGGTGTCGAGGTACACGTAGTTACCCCAGACCTTGAAGGTGGTGCCGTCGGTGTAGTCGGCAAACTCGGAGGAGAGGTCGAAGTCGAGGCGGACCTCGTGGTACTGGAGGGCGATGAGGGGGAGGGCCAGACCGGGGTTGCGGTTGAAGAAGAAGATGAGGGGGAGGAACACCTGGGCACCGAGGGCGCGGGAACCGGGGGTGGTCATCTTACCCCACGTAGCCTTCTTGGACTCATCGAGGTACAGCTCGGAGTACAGCCTCCACCAGCGCTGGTAGTGCTTGTCGATGCGCTGACCACCGATGGACAGTTCGACGTCCTTGATGGCACGCTCAGCGGTGAAAAGAGAGTCGAGGGCACCGCCGCTGGTCGTGTCGGGGAGACCACCCTTGGCCTTCAGCTCAACGTACATGTCGGCGATGAGATCACCGTTGCGAGCGACAGTCACGGAGACGCGTCCGTTGTCCGAGGGGGTACCGTTGACGGTCTGCTCGATGTTCTCCATCGCGAAGTTAGTGTGGCGGCGGTAGACCGCCTGGAAGAAAGTAACCTTGGGGTTACCGGTCAGGTAAACGTCCTGAGCGCCGTAAGCGACGAGTTGCATGAGACCTCCAGCCATTGTGTATGTTTTGTACTATATACAGAGAAAAAAATTTCACCTGACGGAACACGCGCGAAGGGTTCGATCAATCCAGGGGGCGCGAAAAAAACTGAAGACTTTTTCCTATGTATACTTTAAATGTCTGAGATTGAAAATAAGCCCGAAGAAGAAGAAGTCGAAATGTCTGACGAGGACATGACAGAGTTCGAGGGGGATGGGGACTACATCACTATCGAGGGGCTCCTGGGTTCTACCCTCATGACTGAGGATGGAGATACGATATGCTCCGCCCTGGTGAACATCGGCCGCCAGCTGGAAATGCAAAATAAAATTATGGTGAAAATGTTGACCACCCTCCAGAAGAAGGCTTAGAAAAATGGAACGTATACTATATAAAATGGCCGAACCAACTCACTTCATAAGTGATGACGCAAGTCGCGACGAAGCCAACAGCGCCATGTGGGCGAATCAAATCCAAACATTTAACAATGAACAGTTGATGCAATTTTTGAATCAATTGGAACACACGTGGAAAATAAACGAACGAAATAACAGTTATTTATCTCAACGTATTGGATACGACAATTTTTTCTCGAAGGATGAGCTCGCTGAGGATGGCTACCCTCAGACCATCGACATCGATGTCATTCATGGGAAGTATGTGCGAATGCGAGACCATCTCTGTGAGTTGTATCACCGCGCGGATACACTGAAGATGATGGACATTGAAGATGATAATGACATGAAAATTTCGGTTCGAGTAAACAGGCTCATTGACCAGATCGACGACGCCTGGCAGATCGTGTTTCGCAATGCGCGCATATCTGAACGAGTCAATAACCCCACGTATGTTCCAATCAATCCCGAATCTGACCCTTCTATTTTCAGGGTGTCCACCATTTCATCGCCCGAAGAACTTTCCCCCTTTCAACAAGCCATCATGCAGACACTGAAATACTTGTACACCAACAACATCAAGAGGTACAAGGGGCAGTGCTGCAAAGAAATCAAAACCGCCTCTGGGTGTTCCACGCGAGCTTGGAAACCTGTACAAAGTATTCAGGAGTTTGTGTACAGTGTGGGGAAGAAGGAGGTGGAGTTTGAGTTGTGGAAAAATCTCACTTCCAGGGGTACTGCGCACAGGGATGTCATCACACATTTGACCAACTGTAAGGATATGCAATTTCCTGATATTGTGAAGAATAGACATGTATGGTCATTCACTAACGGTATTTTTGTCGGGAAAAAGTGGTCAGATAAGACTGGGCTCTACGAGTCTGCATTTTACACGTATGAATCTCCCGAGTTTAAGAATCTTGATCAGACTGTGGTGAGTTGCAAGTATTTTGAACAGGAGTTTAAGGACTATTCACATCTCGATGACTGGTACGACATTCCTACACCCTTTTTCCAATCCATCCTGGACTATCAGGGGTTTGAGGATGACGTGGCAAAGTGGGTGTACGTCATGGGTGGTCGGTTGTGTTACGATGTGAACGATATGGATGGTTGGCAGGTGATTCCCTTTCTCAAGGGTGTCGCCCGTTCTGGGAAATCCACCTTGATCACCAAGGTCTTTCGTAAGTTTTACGGAGCTGAGGATGTTCGCACGCTCTCCAACAACGTCGAGAAGAAGTTTGGACTCTCAGCCATCTATGATTCCTACATGTTCATAGCACCCGAGGTGAAGAATGATTTGGCTTTGGAGCAAGCGGAGTTTCAATCTGTGGTGAGTGGTGAAGATGTTTCTATCGCCGTCAAATGTGAAAAGGCTAAATCCATCGAATGGAAAACCCCTGGTATCCTGGGTGGTAATGAAGTCCCACATTGGAAGGATAATTCGGGAAGTATTTTGCGTCGTATCCTCACATTCAACTTTGGTAAACAAGTCAAGGAGTCTGACACGAATCTTGAAAAGAAGCTCGAGCTGGAACTCGACGTGATTCTTCAAAAGTGTATCAGGGCATACCTTGAGTATTCGCAAAAGTACGGCAGTAAGGATGTATGGAACGTGGTTCCCGAGTACTTCAAGACTGTGCAGAGGCAAGTGGCGATGGTGACCAGTACCCTCGAAAACTTTTTGCAGTCGCCGATGGTTGAACTGAACCCGAAAGCCTGTTGTCCCAGGGCAGAGTTTGTATCGAAGTTTAATCAGTATTGCACGGCTAATAATCTCGGAAAGCCCAAGTTCAACTATGACTTTTACGCGGGGCCGTTCAGCCAGCGCGATATCATTGTGCGTCATCATACCATGGCGTACAAGGGTAGGATGATGGCGAATCAGGAGTTTATTTTCGGTATCGAATTGGTCGACTTTGATAACGAAGGTTTCGGTACAGACCATTAAAAATATTATCAATTAATAAATGGCGAAGAAGTCTGGAATGTTCAATGAGTTTTTAAACAGTAACAATAATGTTAACTCCCCATCAATCAATATGAAAATGTTAGTGAATCTAAGTGGTTATCTCACTAATGACGAGCGTATGAAACTAAAGAAGGAAATTAATGCTGGTAAAAACGTGAAAAGTAAATTGAATGCATTAGTCAAAAAGAAACTGAACAGCGCAAACATATCTACTCTCAATATTTCCCCACTCAGGTTGGGGTTTTTCAATGCTATTGTCAATGATAAGTTTGATAAAAAGGAGAGGATCAACTTAATTCACATATTCAACAAATCTCCTCACGCGCGAAAAGCTATTCCTAGAACAACGTTAGAGATTGAAATAAAAAGTATCAAATTATATCACGGTCGTTTTAAAGTCGGTGCGGAACATTCTTTATTTGGAAAGTTTGGTGAGGTGAACACGAAAGTGAAATACTTCATGGCACAAATTTCCGCTCATGTGTATGATGGGAAAGCTCATCAGGGGATTACTTTCAGGATTTATAGGAATGGAAAGATTCATTTCTCGGGTGGTATTTTAAACAATAATATAAAACAACCTGAACAAATTAGAAAATACATCGTGGATACTTTTACGAAACGTGAGGCATTCCTGTACAACCCCATAGTGTACAATAATACCGTTGGACAGTTCAACGTGAATGGTGCCATCAATTTATCAGGGGTGGCCAGTGCTTTCCGTATAACTGGCAAAGTGGATTACGAACCCGAATTACGCGCGGCACTCCGTATGAATTACTTTGGTGTATCGTTTCAGTTGTTCAGTTCGGGTGTCATTCAAATCATGGGTGTTCGTGAAGATAAAGATATGATCACTGGGTATACGTACGGAAATAAGCTGGCTGAGGAGTTACTCGTTATGGGTTTATTGCGTCCATCGGGTAATGTAGTGAAGAGTGTGGTCAAGAAGAAGCAAAAAAAGGTCGTGACGACAAACAAGAACTCGGCGAACGTGACGTACAATTCGAAGAAGAATGCCATCAAGATTGCCAAAAAGGCGTGTATTCGGTACCCCAAGCCAGAACTCGTCGCGGCCGCCAAGAAAATAGGTGTGGTGAACATCAAGGCCGCCACCACGAAGGAAAAGATTTGTGATATGATCAAGGACCGAGTCTTCGGTTCTTTCAAGGTGGACAATAAACCCTGTCTTGGATTCACAAAGGCGCAGTTGACTCCACTCGCGATCGCGAGAGGTGTATCGGTATCCGATGGAGATACCGTGAAGAGCATCTGCGAAAAACTTCAGGCACCCCCCAATAAGCCCAAGGTGATCAAGGCGGCCAAGGCGGCGGCCAAGGTGAATGCAAAAAAGACTGCCGCCATGGAGAAGCGTCGCATCACGAACGATACCATCAAACAAAACCTCACCACCCTTTACGGAAAGAAGTGGATGAATACCTACAGGAACGTGATGCCTTCGCTCAACGAAAATGTCGCTGAGATTAAAAAGCGTATCGATGCATTGAATCTCAAGAAGAATAAACAAGGCCTTCCGTTCAAGAAGGATGTGAACGCCGTCAAAAAGTCTTCGGTGCGAGACTGGAAGCTGATGAGAAAGAAGGTGTTGAATAATAAACTCGATGCATTGAATAACAATTTGGCGGGTGAATTAGAAAATCTTCTTAACGTCGAAATAGTTGAACCGAAAAAGAAAAAGGTAACTAAAAAGAAACTCCCTAAGGGTACTAAAGTAGAGTACCTATAAGATGGATGACATGCGAGAGATGTTTTTGAGACATGTACGATCTAAAAAAGGGTTTTGTGTGAACCAAACGTACTCTGAACACATCAGGGATTCTTTAATGCATGTTATGTTCTATCTCATTGCAGATTATATAAACTGTGAAAGAGAATGTGATGAATTGGGGGTTGGTAAACTCGAAAGACTGCACTCGTACCCCCTGGCTTTTTTAGAAGCGGAGAATCCTCGTGAGTGGTTAGAGCAGAATAGAACTACTGATGATTTGGGGCTCATCATGTTCATATATGATAATGTGCATAGGATGACACAGGGCAAACACCACCGAACACTTTTGTACATCATCAACATCTTAGACTTCGATTTATGAGTTTATGAGGTTCGGAAACTTGTTTGAGATGTTTGGCGTGGTATGAAAAGTCATACCCCAAGAAACCTTCTTTGATCGCCTCCGATATAGCAAAAGCTTCGTGAACCCTGGGGTTCCCCGTGCACACGGACGTTTGCTCGACGCGGAGAAGTCTGTCTTCTAACATGATGAAGCGTTTAAGAGATTCTGGCCCCATGCCATCTTCGCGCATCTTTTCAAACATGTGCTTGGACTCTCCTTGTGATAAATAAAAATAGGCAGTCTTGTACCCCAGGAATCCCACTTCTTCATTATTCCTTTTCCATGAATCCCATGTGATTAATAATACTATTACCACTAAGATGATTGCAATCATTTATTAGTATGCAATAAATTAAATACATCTTTCACCTTATGAATAATGTTGAATAATTCATCCTTCGTTTGGACCCTGGTGGGGTCTATGATTTCAAACTCAACCTGATACATCACGGGGTCTTCAGAATCTTTATCATGGAAATCACCTTCACACATGGTCATATCAATCGAGAGGTTTTTACGAACGAAAGACATACGTTTCTTCAACTTCTTCCTATCCATATCTCGGTTGGTATCTTCTGGGAGGGGAATCTCTTTGGAAATACTAAACCTCACGTCGAAGGGTGTTCCCTTGATCTTTTTGAAGTCTTCATTTTTGACGCGCTCTTTGCGAATAATCTCTTCCGCACCAGAATCCTCGTCTATCGATATACGAGTTCCATCCGATTCCTTGTAAAATACCTCGTGTTGAGACCCTATGACCTTTTCCCACCCCGTATATTTTTGGAGACCCATCATGACTTTATTGAAAGTATCCTTTCCCACGTTGGTGTCAAACATTTTACCGTTAAACTTTCCAATACGCATCTCGAGTTCCACGTGATCTTCATCTTTGTACTTTTGTACGAGGGGGTACAGTTTATCACAAAGTTTGTGAACTTCCATTTCAGAATAGAAACGCGTGAAACCTCTAAATAACTTAGGCTCGTTATGTGTAACGAAGTATGCATGGGTTTTATAATAACGGAAACACATGTTATTTCAACGCAGCCATACAATGTACGTTACGTATACACAAACTCTCAGAGCACATCCTCGGGAAACCCTACGAAGGAGACTGCCCCTTCAGCAAAAACTACTACGAGCTCGCCAAAATATATTTCCAAAACGAAAAGTGTTTGAAGATAGACATAGCACCCCTTTTGAAAACGTTTCAGGAAAAGTTTCCTAGATTCAAATCCCTACAGCCTCATGATACACAGGATGCTCTTTTTTGTATTATAGATATCCTTGAAGTGACTTGGCCTTATTTAAAGGACCTCGTGTACGGTGAAAAAGAACAGAGAACGATTTGTCCATCTGGTTCCAAATCAGAAAAGGTTCCTTTTAGCCTACTCTTATTACACGGCGAAGATGGAAAAACGTTGAGTGAACTCGTGGGGATGGCGGAAAAGTGGGACACCCTCATG